GTTATGACGGGATTATTCGTAGCGAGAACGAATGTGCAACGAGGCTTCACATCAACGGAATCCTGTTGAATCTTCCGACTGGAAATCGTGTCGCCTGTGGATATCTTCTTCAGCGCCGTCATTTGTTCAACGGTGACAGTATCAGCATCCTCATCAAAAACCCATAAAGTGCCGATAAGCTTGTTCGCCTCCTGATCGCTGGAGAAGCCACCTTGGCCACGCCTGCCGCCCAGAATTTTCTGAGCGTCAACTGGTTTTGCCAGATCAGGGAAGGACTGCGAGAGAGCTCCAAGCAATATACCTTTGCCGTTGCCTCCGTCACCATATAAGACATAACTCAGATGCTTATAAGGTTCCAGCAATGGCGTGGCGAACATGCGGCATAGATTTTGAGCGGAATGCTCGCTCTCCGTGACATCACGAAGAAAGGCAATAGCCTGACCAACAAGCCTCGAATCGTATGCAACGTCAAAGGTCAGCTCGTATGGCTGGTCAAATAATGAATCGCCGGTACATAGCCTCTGAACCCGTCCTTGTGTCCTAAGGAACGCGCAGTTGTTGAATTTGATTCCATGTCTGACTCGCTTGTCGAGTTTCGAGCATTCGACACGCAATTGGTCGTTCCAGGGGAAATATTGTTTGGCCTTTGGCACGTGGTATTCCGATTCGAGACTGCTGATTGCATGCCATGTGTTGAGAAGCGTGTTATGTCCGCTTCGATCGACATCGCGAACGTACAGGGTCCGGTTATCGTCTCCGAGCAGGAGGGAATCGTTGCGGAAGTCCCACAGGGCTTTTGCATAGCCGTCATCGAACCACGGATGGGAGGTTCTACCCATATCGTTGCGAGGAACGTACACGCTTCTCCCGAGTCGATCGTAGAAGACGTGTTGTTCAGGTTTAGAGGCCTCCTTCATCCCAAGCAGCACGAACTGAACATGCGAAGGCCCATCTGGAATTATCGAGCAGTAGTGAGTAAACATATCTATCGCCCTTGAAGTAACGTTGTGAACGTGGGGGCTACAGAGACCTGTTACCTCTTAAACCGTTGAAATACTGGGGAATATACCCCTCTGTAACACCTACTACACATATAAATAAGAGAAAGGTTTATATATTAGGTGTTTTAAGAGGGTTTATATATAGGAGAGACGTGTTTCTGTTGTATCTTCTGTTTTCCTTGGAATTTCAACGTTTTGAGAGGTACCGGCGTTGTAGCCTGCTGTTACCGACGTTCCCTTTCTTTCTCTACGAGTTCTCTGATCATGCTTGCGAAGTCCTCGAACGCTTCCGCGACCGAGTCGGCTTTCTCGGCTGGGACCGTATACCCTGTGTAGCGAATTTTCTGACCCTCTTGGTTTTCCATCAGGTACATTTCTACGCATTGGTCTTTCGGAGAAAGACCATCGATGCGGCTTATGTGCACTCCCAGAAAGAGATGGGGTGAGATTTCGACCAATTGCGTAGGGCTTCCGGTGGCGTATGTCATCTCAGTGCTCCTTCATCATGGGGTAGTGTTGGAGCGCCCATTTGAGTGCGGTCTGGCAGTCTTTGAGCCATAAGCAGACCTGGGTCATGTTGGCAAGTAGATCATGCCATTGCGCGGCTCCGTCCGGATCCCAGTTTTGGAGCCAATAGCCGCCGGTTGCGGTGACGCCTTCGTCGGGGAGGTACAGGATTTCGAATGTTAATCCTAGATTCGGTTCTTCGCTGCTGAAAATCAGAAGCGAACCGGGGTCTTGCGGGTCGTATTTCTCGAACTTGAAATCAGATGGTAGGCAAATACCCAAAGAAGGCAATGAGATTTGTTGTTTGTTCATGCTCGCGCCTCACCTTCGACGAAACATGCTTTAAGGTCTTCAACGTTGATGAGGGTCTTCTTGGATGTAACGCGATAGGCGCGTAGTTTGCCGGCTTTTACGAGGCGGTCGATGGTCTGACTCGAACATTTGAGTGTCTGCTTCGCCTGCTTTTTGGTCACCGTTTCGGGAAACCCGTCGAGTGCGGCTGTAGTATGTGGCATGAGTATTTGATCCTTCCTGGCGGTTGGGTTTAATGCTTACCGGCTCGTCTTGTTGGCGCAGGGCGGGCCATTTTTGTGCTTAAGACAGAATCTAGGATATTTGCTAACCATTTCTTCTGTCCAAAAGACAGAATACACCATTTCTGTCCAAATCGCACCAAATCGCATAAAATAGCTGTTAAAATTTGTAGATATGACAGTTATTGACGATAGAGTTGGCCTTCAGACTGATTCATCGACGTTTGGTACTCGAATGAAGAGATACCGCACGGCGGCAAAAATCAGCATCGCCAAACTCGCCGACTACCTGAAACAGGAATATGGAGACTTGGCTCTATCCGAAAACGTCCTAACCAATATCGAACTTGGTCGTAAAACCGACATCAGCCTGGACGCGACAATCCAGATAGCGCACGCCGTGCATGTCACTCCCTTGGCCCTGATATGCGACTTGGAAGAACCATTTCTCTTGGGGGACAATCCGATATTCGGAAATAAGACAAAATACGGGATCTGTCGCCTTTTCCTATCGGAGATGATCGTTCCCAGTGGGCCTATGAATAATGCCATGAACAGGATTAAGGGCATACTTGATGAAGCAATGAGATATTGGACAGGGGTAAACAATTACCGTGTATATAGCGAAACCCTGCGTCGTGCTCTTCGAAAAGAAATATCCTATGACCCCGATAGTTCAGAGTCTGACGAGCTTGGACCGAATTTCGCTTACTACTATCTCACTCAAAGCATTGCAGACATCAAGAAATCTGTGACAGTGCTGGAAACGATTGGCGTTACGATTCCTGAATCAGAGAAGGAAAATCTGAAAAAAGCTCAAAAATCTTTAAAAACCCTTCATGATCTGTGTGTTAAGAGTGACCTTTTCTCGGATGAAGAAATAGAAAGAATTAGCGACGCGTTTGATGGAGTCAATCCGTTGCCTTCGGAACGGCCTCTTACGGTAACGGATTGATGGTGTTGGTGCCGTGCACAGTCGTCGCAACTGTGCGGGCCGCTTGGCTACGGCTACGGCTGTATGGGGGAGGGTCAGAGGCGTTCGCCCTTGTCGTTGTCCTTGCTCTTATGCCAGCCGAGCAGTATGAGCTTCATGCTCATGAGTTCGATGCTTTCCGAGTCGATGTCCCGGAAGGAGCACAGGGTTTCGCCGAGCTCGTTCATGTCGTCCCTCAACTGGTCGCACTGGCGTCGCAGATGCTGAAACACTTCCTCCGGCATCAGAACTCACCCGTCTCCGGCTGCTGTTCCGAACCGCCGTGGTTCTGCGGTTGCATCTTGTCGGTGATGGCGGTGACCGCTTCGACCGACACTCCCAACAGTCTGGCGATCTCCTGCGGCGGGTTGCCGGCCGCCTTCAGCTGGTTGACCTTCATCACGTCCACCTGCGGCTGCTGCAGTTGCACGCCTTGAGGCTGCGGCGGCTGCTGGGCCGTCTGGGGCGGGTACTGCTGTGCCGCGTATGCCGGCTGGTTTTGCGGCTGCATGGGTTGCTGCGGGGCTTGCGAACCGTTGACGAGCGTGTTCACGCTGTTGGCGGGTTCGATGTGGAATTCGAACACCTTCGGCGGCTGCGGCGCGTTTCCCTGCTGGCCCAAGCCCACGTAGCGTTCGGTGATCGTGTCGCCCGGTTTCGGCACTTTTACGCCCGACTGCTTGCATGCGTCTCGGAACGCCTTCAACTGGAGTCCCCAACCCTTGACCCACAGGCTGCGACGGCCGTCGTCGTCCTCGATGCTCGGGTCACGTAATTGGGTTTGGATGATGATGTGGATCTGTTCCTTCGGCCGTCCGTCGTTCCAGTATGCGGGCTGCTTGGTCTGGAAGTCGTTGACCTGCGTGGTTTCGATCTTCTCGATGACGCCGGTCACGGTGTCGCCGGGCTGGCTGTACTTGTCGAAGAACGCTTTGGCGCTGTTGCCGGCGAGCAGACTGTCGAGCGAGCTCAATTGCGCCGGCTGCTGCGGCTGTGGCTGGTAGCCGTACCCCTGTTGCGCGTATCCGCCGTATTGTGGTTGTTGTCCGAACATGATGATTCCTTTCACTTGTTTTCGGTTGTTATTGGTTTGACCGGGTTATTCGGTGAACTCGTATTCGGGTTCGACCAGGGGGATGAGCTTCAACCACTTGGCCGGCACGTCCGGCCACGGTTTCGAGTCGAATTCCGGCAGCGTGGTCGAATCCGGCCATGCGGCTCCCTTGCAGGAGAAGCATTTGTCGGGCCCCGCCGCAGGCAGTTGTCTGATCCAACTGTCGCGAACCTCGGGGCCGCATTCCTGTTCCACGCAGTCCATGAGGTTCACGAGCAATTGGGCTCTGGCCAGCGCCCACATGCCGGGTTTCGGGTCGAACCGGGTCTCCCACGGCAACGCGTCACCCAACGAGGTTTTGTTCCTGGGCAGGAAGTAGATGCAGTTGCGCTCCACCTGCTCACCCTCATTGCGCAGGCCGATGCCGTAGAGGCTGGCTTGCACCCGGTATTGTTGGCTTGGCCCGTGCGCGCGCACTTTGGTGACGGTCGTGTTGCCGACCACCTTCCAGTCGATGGTGCTATGGGTCTTCCGATCCCACAGGTCGATAGAGCCTTTCATCTCATAGCCGGCGTGCAGGCCTTGCAAGCGGCCTACGGTGACCCGATATTCCGAACGCCAGCGTTCCACGAGTTCGGTCACATTGTCCTCGCTCGTGTACGGGAATTGGAAGGCGGGCTCGTTGTTCAACTGTCGGAACATGTTTTCGAAGTGCGCGTGTACGCAGGTGCCGATGAACGGCAGCCAGCCGGGCTGGCTGCGTTCCGGCCATCCCGCGAGCTTCGCGGCCAGGCAGTGCACGCAATCCGTTCCCAATTCGCTGGGCCCTATCTCGCGTTGCAGTTCGCGTGGCTGGTTGGCGAGGTGTTCCTCGATGATCTGGCGTATTTCCGGCCAGAAGAACGGTTCTTCCGCCGGATCCGTGGCTGGTGTGACGGGTGGTTTCGTTTTCGCCGGCTGCGCCTGCTGTTGTGGCGGCGGGTCGATTGGCAGTGTGTCGCCTTGCTGCCGGTTGGCGACGGCGAGTATGGCGTCAGTCATCGGATTGGGCATGCCGCTGCTCCTTTACGCGTTGTTCGAATTCGATGGTTTTCTTGTTGATGCTCATGGCCGCGGTGAGGCAGAGTTCGTCCAATTGGCTTGACCGGATGATGTACAGGTCATCGGTGGGGGATTGGCCGTCTTCGGCTTTGAGGTCGTAGTCCTGGATGGTTTTCGCGATGATGTCGGCGATGTTGCCGGTGTGGAGGATCGCGCTCATGAGACCACCACCGTCGGCTTGCCGGAAACCATGTACGCTTCCACCTTCTCCGTGGTCAGCAGTTTTTCGAGCTGGCTTAACGGTTTCGGCCGCAACTGATAGCAGTCAGGGTATTGGGCTGCCGGATACGTTTTCTCGAATCGGCGTCCGTCCACGCGACGTGAGCCGGGCTTCACCTGCACCTTCAACTCGCCCGCCTGATAGGTTCCCGCCGGATGCGAGTCGAGGATGAGGATTTTGAGCATGTCGATCTCGTCCTGTCGTTCCGCGATTTCGGCCTGCAGGATGGCGATGCGTTTCGCCTGTAGTTCGAACAGGTTCTCCTTGAGGTGTTGATCCTGGTCGGTTGCGGTGGCGGTTTCCGTGTTATTCGCAGTCACTGGTTTTTCCTTTCACGAGGATCCGCGCATGGGTCGGATACCATGCGGTCTTATGGGTTTTGAAGGTTTTCGCATGCCGTTCGCATGAGGCGATCGCCTGGATCAGTTCGGTTGGTTGGCCGAGCGGCCCGCACGTCTTGCATCGGGGCATGTAGAGACGCTGGTCAGGCATGGCATCGGGTCCCGTGATACGTGGGATCGTGCGGGATGCGACGACGACGTTTCGGCCGCTTCGCCTTCAACTGCTCCTCCTTGCGTTGCAATGCTTCGGCCTCCACGAGTTCCGCCATCGCCTGACGCGGGTTGCGCAACAGGCGGCCGATGGTGGCGCCTGTCTTCACGACCTCCTGCGCGAGCTCACCGGTCTTGTTGAGGATGCGCAGCTTGTCGCCGGTGATCACCTCATCCCCGTACTTCTTCGAGACTTTGCTGATGTATGTGGCCGCAGCATCCGTGATCTTGCTGGATACGGGCACGAGGTCGGCGATATCCGCGCTTAGATCCTCGTCCTCGATCAACGTCTCCTGAATGAGCTTCGGCTGCTTCATGCCTTCATTTCCTTTCTTTCCTCCGGCTCCCAGTCGGGGAGCGGAATGATTCGCACGTATAAGTGAGGTTGGTATTCGTGGCCGCAGTTCGTGTACGGGTCGCCGCTTTTGCGTTTCCGCCAACGACCCTTGTTCCCGTACACCCATTGGTCGGGGACTCGTTTGGTCGCATGCGTTTCCACGACCTGCTGGTCGTCCACGTAGGCGACACCGTTCAACCCATCGAGCACGAGCTTCAACAGGTTGTCCAAGTCCGGCCGGCCGCGATGCGACATCCAGAATTCCGCCTCCAACCTGACCGGGCAGTTGAACGGTTTTTCGTGCGGGTATTTCAAACGGAACTCCGCATACAACCGGTCCTCGGCCCGTTTGGTGCGTTTCGGCGTGATCGCATGCCCCTGGTAGACGCGTGGCCTGCCCTTCGGCACCGGATCACCCGGCAATAGCAACGTGAATTCACTGGTCATCGTCTTCGCCTTCCGCGCCTATCGCCAACACGAGCAGCCAGAGGAACGGGATGACGACCGCCAATAGGAATGAGCCGGTGACCATCCATTGGGGGGTGCCCGTGCCCAACGGTTGCGGCAGTCGTGAATGCGTGAGCGTGAAGCATACGGTCCAGCCCTCCATGAAGGTGAGCAGCAATAGGAGTCCGCCCTTCACACTCAGGCTCAACCGTTTCGGCTGATCCTGCCAGCGGCGTTGGCGACGCTTCCGGTTCTTATGCAACGCTTCGATGCTCATTGCTTCTCCGCCTTCCTCCGCATGTTCGCGAACTGTTCGGTAAGGTTCACGACGCTGTTCAACGTTTCGATGCTGCGGCGTTCCAGATTCAGATCCCCGTACTCGTATGCGTCGGCTGCGAGCTGCAGGATGATGTCGTGCAGGTCGGCGAGCATATCCGTGTAATGCTGCCATTTGTCGAACGGTGCCGGCCTGGACTCCTTGACGATGGTGTCCTTGTCCTCATGGCAGACGGGGCAGTCGCATGGTTCCCGCGTCTCCTCATCGAAGCATTCCGCTTCCGCACGCTGCAGTTCTGCGCTCCGCTGCAGTTGGTCGATCAGTTCCTCTACCGGCATGCCTTGCCGGATGTAGAGGTCCCTTACCTCGGCTCGGATATTCTTTTGTCCTGTCATCACTTGACTCCTTTCATGGTTTGACTTGTGGTGATCGTGGCGGCGGGAAACCTTGGACAGTGCGACGTCGCCACGCTTTCCCTAACCGCATCGGGTTGGGAAAACTCTTGTTTCAGCCGCCGTACACCACCTGTTTGCGGGTTTTGGCGCATTGCCGGTTCCTGTAGTCGATGATTTCGGCCGGATCCCAGACGAGCCGGTTGCATACGCGTTTCGGTGCCGGCGGATGGTTGCCGCCCCACGCGTCGGTGCAGCTCCACACGTAGAGCGAACCGACCTTCAACCCGAGGTAGGCGGCCACGCGTTTGATGTCCCAACCATCCAACGGCGGACTCTCGTACTTGGCTGGGCGGACGTGTTCACGTATCATGGTTTTTGACATTTCAACTCCTATCGATTTGTCGTTTCGCCGCCGCTGCTATCGGCGGCTTTCTTTTTCCGGTTGATGATTTGCGGGGAAGCATCACGCTCCGCCTGACTGCATGGCTTCCGCGATGGCGGCGATAAAACCTATGAACATGGGGATGAAGGTGAAGACGGCCGGAAGTGCGGCCAGGAGGCTCAGCCGGTACCGGTGTTCTCTGGACAGGTCCAATGCCTTGCTCGCGCTCCATGCGATGAATGCCATCCATGCGAATATTCCGAACGCGATTAGCGTGGCGATTACGTAAACCATCACGCATCCTGCTCCAGGTCAAGCGGCATGCAGCCCAGATATTTTTCAATCAGGTACTGTTGGCCCTTGGGTGTGACCTTGGTCGTGAAGTTCACGGTGGTATGCCCGTCGGGACGCTGTATCGCGGTCTCCTTGACCTCGAATAGCTTCAGCTGCATGGCCTTCTGTGTTGGCATGTTCGGGTTCCCGTTGCGCTTCATCAGCAGACCATCCGCGCGCAATGTTTTGAAGAACCTGTTCTGGCCTGTGTCGTACNCGTTCTGCTTCAGAATCTTCGCCAGCTCGCCGATCAGAATGCTTCGCTTGCTTGTGGCGACCGCGTCCGCGAACAGTACCTTCGGCTTCTGCTCTTTGATGGTCTGCTCCGCTTCGGCTCGTTTCTGCTTTTCGGTCTTTAGTTCGGTAGCTAAACGAATCAGGAAATCGGGATTGGTGATGGCCTGTTCCAGCGTGGGCTCCGTCATGTAAGCACCGTGTTTA